TATTCAGTTAATTTGTGATTATTGCTACAAAATTACTTGTAAAGATAGGGTACAAATAGAGGAAGTAGAGATTTTGCCCAGTATAATTGGGGTCAGAGTAAAATAAATATACATATAATTGGGGTCAGAGTAAAATAAATATATGTTAAAATCAGATGATGTTTATCTATAGTGATTTAAAATGAGCCGATTAACTCGTGTCGCACCCATAGGAATTCCACAGCATGTTATCCAACGTGGTAATAATAGGCAGGTTTGTTTTGGTTCTGACGATGATATGGCCGCTTACATTAGCTGGTTAAAAGAATATGCCAATCTTTATCAGGTTAAAATTCATGCATGGGTTTTGATGACAAACCATGTACACCTGCTTGCTACACCCTATTCGGAAGGAGGGGTTAGTAAAATGTTACAGTCTTTGGGGCGTCGATATGTACGATATTTTAATTATACTTATCAACGTAGTGGCACATTATGGGAGGGGCGTTATAAAGCTTCTTTGGTACAGACAGAGCACTATTTACTCGAAGTGTATAAATATATAGAATTAAATCCAGTTCGGGCAAAAATGGTTAAATATCCAGCAGATTATATATGGTCTAGTTATCAATGCAATGCGATGGGTAAAAGAAGTGAATTATTGGCACCTCATGAAATATATTTGGCTTTGGGAGAAAATGACCGAATTAGAATGATGAATTATCGTTGTTTGCTTAATAGACAGTCAGACAATCAATTTCTTGAAGATATTCGGCGATGTGTTCAGAGCGGTCTAGCCATTGGAAATTCTAAGTTTACAGAACAAATTGAAGCGTTAACGGGTTTGAGGGTGTCGGCAAGAAAAAGAGGAAGACCGAAAAGCGATAAGGGGAATGGTGGTGTTATTTAATTTAATTTAATTTACTCTGACCCGAATGCTACTTACTTAAGCGTTATCTAGTTTAATATCAATGATATACCTGTAGGATGTAGTGAGGCACGAACCGCATCATGTAGGCAGAATAGTGTAACGCCGCGCAAAATTTGGCACAACTTTGCGCGACATTTGGCACAAAAAAACCTAGCCTAAAACAGCCTTACAACGACGACACGAGGTTTCAAAATACTGCTCAACAGATTCACAACCCACAAAATTCAATCCCGATTTTAACGCCGCAACACCAGTAGTCCCACTCCCCATAAAAAAATCAAAAACCGTACCCCCATCAGGACAGATTTTCACGAGATCGAGCATCAACGACTCAGGTTTTTGCGTAATATGAACTTTGCCATTTGTCATTGTCGCGTGCGTTAATACACCGGGCAAATAAACAGGGGTATCACGCACAGGCATCTTACCTTTAGTAGCCCACAAGATGAACTCTGACTGACTTTTAAAACCATTTTTAATCGGCCTAACACCATTACCTTTATTCCAAACAACAGTGCCTCTCAGCGTGAAACCAGTAGAGTGTATTATCTCTTGCAACGCGGGCAAATTACGCCAATCAATAAACAAAACCAGCAAACCTCTATCAGTCAAAACACGCTTAGCCATAATACATGCATCTGTCATCAATTGCCTCCAGGCCATCGGATGCAAGGAATCACCATCAATGTTAGGCAATGTGTCCTGATAACTTGAATCAGAACTGACATATTTCGATTTAGATGATCGAGTAACATCTTTAACAGTAAATCCTCCAGAACCATAAGGAGGATCAGATATAACTACATCAATAGACCCATCCTTAATAACGCTATCTAAATCTCTAAAATCATTTTGATATAACAACCATCGATTGTCATCACTAGCAACACGCTTTAATTTATCAGATAAATAGTGCCCACATGCATGACAATGTTTAACGCTTAAATGCTCCATCTTTAACCTCAACACTAGACGCTCTAGGCGTACTGATTAGAGGCTCAATGGCCCTCAGATGATTAAGCACACCACAACGTGGGCACTTAATTGATAATTTTGTATAAACTGCTTCTGCTAATTTACGATTACAACGCCCACATCTAACTATTTCCATTTTATTGATTGCGTGATAGCCTGACTCCGCTGTGTACACAGTACGGTGCCTAGGCTTGACGCAGATACGTGCTGCTGATAGTGGTCATCGATTGTGTTAGCGCACAAACGATGATCGCACCGTCTAATTTACCATGTCACCGCTTGCACATCCGCCACAGTAGTAGCATTATTTACTGACGCGATTTTGGCCAATAAATGCGAAAATTTAGGGACATCTGCGGCCTCTATTGCCGCAGCCAGATTCTCTAAATCGTTAAACGTGAACGGGGTCACTGGCTGACCGCTCGAATTGAGCCACAGATTTAACGGCCAGTTTTTAGTCTCCACCGCACCAGTGATCGCATCCTCCAAGTTAAGTTTGTCGTTTACTGCTTGATTAAATGTGTCAGTATGCCCCGCAACAGTTGTATAGTTCACAACCGGAGCGGTTATTGACGTAGTATAAGCAGCTTGCAACTGCGTAATTTGAGAAGCTTGTGCCTGGGCTAGCAACAAAGGCAAAGGCAACGCAGACCCAAGATTGGCCGCAGGCGTTCCTACAGTTGTAATTTCGGTTTGTGCCCCAGATGTTTGATCATACCAAAGCTGCCCTCGGAAATCGGGCTCATTAACCCATGCAGTTGGCGCATTTACAGGCATTGCTACAGGCCACGTCCCAGGAACGATTAAAGGAGCCGCCTCTAGCGAGTTCGTAGGCTCAATAAACTTACCCGGTTCTAATGGACTCGGATAGCAGTTTTCAGGATACGTATATAAATTATTATCATCAAAAACATAAACAATTTTAATTGTGTTTTGCATTATTGATACCTAAAACAGTTAAGAAAATTAGTACCTGCGGCGATATTAGAACCGCCGCCCGTCGTTGGATTACCCGTATTGCCGATGTTATAGTTGCCATATGATCCAGCAGAACCATTCCAGCTGCCACCTCCAGAACCGGCAAACGTATAACCAGAAGGGGGCGTGTGCACATGGTTAATAACCTGACCCACATCACTCGCCCCAACGGTGCCGCCATTCCTAATAACACCACCTAGGGGTATCCAGGGCAAAGAAAAGCTGGCACCAGTTCCACCAAACGCATAGCCAATTGCGGCAAAAACGGCAGCATACGGCCCAGTTGTAGATTGATAAGACGGGGATGTAGTGCAGCTCATCCAATTAGGCGGAGGTGTAGACAACGCAAACGAACGTATTTCGCCAATCACACCACTCGATAAACCAGTAGCAGGATTCAACAGCACCCAATTTCCCGAAACAGCATCAAACAATAACTGCATCCAATAACCGGCCGCCGCGATATCGCCCAAAGCCAGCGGCTGATTAGCCCCCTTAACGATAGTAGTAGCCGCAATCACACCCGCATTAGGCGTAAAAGTTGGAGTAGTGGTTAAATTAGCAGCCGTCGCTTTAACCAGTAGCGGTGTTATGCCAAACGCCAACGTCGAAACAGGCAAACTAAACGACGCGGTAATGGCATCAGACGTGCCGGCCGCAGCAGAAATATACAATTTACCCGTACGAATAGCCTGAGCCAGTTGAGTAAAAACAGCAGGATTCAGGGTTAAACCACACGCCTCAATTAATTCTGCAAGCTCTTCTTGCACCGAATTACACCAAGCGGCATTAAAAAACGTCGCAGGCGTGGCCGTTGCCGGATTACCATCCTGAAACCCTGGCTTACCCGCCCCAAATAAAGCGGCTACGGCAGTAGATGTACCAATACGTTGCATAAAAACCTTCTAAATATAAGAAAAAATAACCGTCGTGTGTTTTGGTTTGATTTTATTAATCCGACACTCTAAAGCGCCGTCACCCCAGCTCTGCAAAGCAGTATCGCAATCAGAATTGCACGACGCCTGCAAAACACCCGCAGATAAAGGAATTCCCATCTCCCACACAAACAAAGCGTCCTGGCCATAAATCGCACTATTACAATCCCCATTACAGGTTAAGACATTAAACTCGGTAATCGTCACCCCAGAATAACCAAGAGCCGCTGCAACAGCAATATAATACCCAGCCCCCTGACCACCAACAGCAGCCACTTTAGATTGCAACGCCACCCGCCGCTGATCCACGGTTTGTGCAACCGAAACACACTGATCAGGCAACCCATAATTACGCTCCCAATCAATTAACGATATTTGACAAGTAGCAGGCGACATCTCAGCCAAAATAGAATCGGCTGATACCTTAACCGCATCCAACACAGCCCCTTCAGCCGCAAGCTCGATGCCAAGATTTAGCCCATTTGGATCATAAGCCCCTGCGGGTAATAACGCCTGTAAAACATCATCATGCGTCATCATGTAATCGACACCGTACCCAATCGGGCCAATTGAATAGTGGTGTTATTAAACGCAACAGCCACGTTAGCCGTAGGCGTTGTAAAAACAACGTCAGCAACCCCCAATGTATTCATAAAGATCATCACCAAATCGTTATAAATAACCGCCGCCTTAGGTGTTAGCGTAGCAAAATACGTAGCTAAGGCGGTTTCAATCAACGCCGTAACAGTCACCAAATTAGCACCCGCACCCAACACAACTGCCGCAGAAATAGGCACCAGCAACGGACTTGGCCCAGACACCAACGAGTTATTAGCACAAACTGGCCGATTCGCATTGATATTAGCCTGCACCGCCGTAATCAATCCGAGAGTAGGCAAATTACCATTGGCATCCAAAATAACAATATCAACCGAATTAGCCAGCGTCCGTTGTCCATAAATAAACGCATACCCACAGCCAGGCGTATTAGTGGCCCAAATATAATAATCAGCCTCCGAACCGCCCTGGGGTGGATTTTGCAACCGATACAACACCCGCGCTAAATACGCAGGCTGAGCCTCCGTATCCGTGCCATCCAAATTAGCCGTAGCAATCGAAGCGGTCGCACTAATCCCCGGAGGCGCAGACGCCAAATTCAAAACAGAGCCATCCGTAAAATTACCCGCAGCACCCGGCACAACTGCCTGAAACGGCACATTAACAGTACCCCCAGCGCCAATCACAGCAGCAATGGTCGTCGCAAACGACACCCCATTAAACGCACAAATCGTACCCAACGGCACGGCATTACCCACAGTTCCGGCAAACGCTAACGTACCAGTAGCCGCCGTAGCCGCTCTTAAATAAACCCCATGATCCGCACCAAACCGCTGCAAATTATCAAAGTCCATCAAATCTGGGAAAATCTGATTATAGATATACTGCTGATGGGCATATAAACCCTCAACCGCCGCCCCATGAGCCGCCGCCCGAATCGAATAATCTCCATCCGAGCCGATATACGCATCCGGGCTTTGATTAGCAATATCGCGCAACTCGCTATCGACAATTTCTTGAAAACTCGGTACTTGCCACGCCATAACTATCCCCTAACCGAAACAGGATGTTGAAAAGTTACGCGCTGGCCAGATGCCGCGACAACCTCAACCAACAAATAAATAATCCCTTTACCCGGCTGCTGGGTAGACACATTAATCGCCACAGCCCGCTTAGAATCCAACAACCGCTGCAACGCCTGCTCAGCATATTGCTGCACCAACAAAGCCGTCCCTGTCACATCTTTAGCCCGCTGCAAGGTATGCAGTTTAGAACCCATAGTCGGATCAAACCAATACGAACCCAACGGCGTCAAAATTAAAATCACCACAGAATTTAACAGTCCCCCAGACACATCCCGTGCCGGAACACCATCAACCACCGCATAATCCAGCGCAACCGGATCAATTGCCACCGCAGTCATACAATATGCCCCGTATTACTTTCGCCGGTTTGCACACCGCTGTGCACATGATTAACAAACGATTTCCCGTTAATCACCAAATCGGGTGCGTCCACATTAACAGCCCGGGTCGAAATAATTTGCACCCCGGTAGCAGACATAAACACCTTATCCCCCGTCACCGAATTAAATAAAACCGCCTCGCCAGGCTGCAAATTTCTAACGGCCAACGCCCCATTTTGGCACGCAATAAACACCGACTGATCCGTACGTCCACCCAACGGAATCACCACTCCCTGAGAGCCAATAGGCGGGGCAGAACTAAACCCATGCTGCATAAAAACCTGTAAATTTTGCAAAACCTCGCCGGCCGCCCCTGTCACCTGAGCCAGCGGAAAATCAGTGCTGGTATTTAAAGCCGTCAACCCCCCCCCGAAACGGCAACCGCACCCGCGCCAAAAACCGACTAATCCGACGATCAATAAGTGTAATCATCCCGCAAAACTCCCCAAACCCGTAGAACTCACATCCACAATAGCCCCGACAGGCTTAATTTTCTTACCGCGTCTATCCGGCAACGCATCCAGCGTCCAAACACCGTCCTCTTTCAGCCGCAACCACGTAATCGTACCCTCGCTCATAGACCGCATAAAAGACCGCCCCATCAAAAAGAAAATACCGTCAATCCCATGCGGCTCAGAGACTAAATGCACCCGCATCCCTGGCTGCCAAAGCGCCCCGCCAGCGGATAACCGATGCCCCTGAACGCACACCTGCAAATCAATCCCGTTAAGCCGCCCATCCATTAACAATTTGCGCGCTTTCTTTTCTGCGATATCGGCCGTATCAGCGTCAGAATCCATCATAATCAACGGCCGATAAGAGCCAACAGAAGCATCTGTCGCCTTAGCCAAAACCGCAGGGTTGCCATCACTCACCAACGTACCCGCAGACTGGCCCAACACCGTCACTTCGCTAAATCGGCCCACGATACTGCGTCGTCTGTTATCCTGACCTTTAGGATCAAATCTAATAAGCCTATCGTCATCATCGAGTACAATCCATAACCTGGATATTTCAGGATTTAATTTTTGCGCTAAAATTTTAGACTCATGCACATCGTCATCTTTTAATGGCGTACACTCCCTGTCATAATCAACCTTACCCATTTTAGCAATGGCTTTAGCGCAACGCTCGCGCGGGGTTTGATTGTCAAACGCTTGGTTATTAGTTGGTTGATTACAACCCGCCATAACAACCAACCCCAAAACCAACAACCGTTTTTTCATACCCCTAACTCCCCACAAAAAACCAAAATCATACCAAAAACACTAACACCTAAACTTTTTCTTTTCCTCCAACTACTCATCAAACAAATCCACCTGCGTAACCGCGGTAGGCCGCCCCCTATCACCCAATCCCTCAGCCGTACAAATCGAGATCACTTGTCTTTCGCCAAGTTTAAACTTTAACGCTAAATCCCGATTAGACACCCCAGCTCGACTCTCCCGCCGAATAATAAAATTGCGGATTACCAACATCCCCTTAAACGCCCGGGGTATCTGCAACGTAAACCCGCCATAACAACCCACTAACCGCTCAGCAACCGCCAAACCCATTTTTTCAATCAACTCATGCTCTATGGGCAACTTCCTGGGCACACACACATGCACCCCCGGAAAATTCTGCCACAACAGCAACGCCACATCCTCACCCACAGCCTCAGCAATCTCACACAAACTATTCGGCCAGCAATGCCGAGGTGGCTTATCTAAATCCATCATGACCGCATCACCTCAGCAATTTTAGCCACCAACCGCTCTTGTTGCTCTTTCAAAGCTGCCGATTTATTCGCGGCATACAACATTTCTAAATGCGTTAACTCACCATTCAAGCGCCGCAAAACCTGTTCTTTCGTCTCACCGCTGGCTGTTGGCTTAGGCGCAAAATCATTAAACCGTTTCTCGAACAACCACCCTTGCGCATACATCCGCACTAAACCAGGGGCCAACGGCTTATCAGCTTCTTTACCTGCCGCATACACAATATGCCCAAACTCCGCATCACTCAGTTCCCCCAGCTGAGCCCAGCGCATAGCCGCCCCATTTTTACCCTTGGTATAAGCGAAAGCCTTCCAAAACCGCAAAAACCACACCCGCTGCCGTTCAGACAAATCCGTAATGTAATCCTTACTTACCCGGTGCTCACGGGTTTCAGACCCATACCCCAACGCACTCAACCCCTCCCAAAGCTCCTCCGCATACTTAACCGCCTCCGGCAACTTAGCCATAGACGGCAGGCTACGCACCACCACGCCCTGAATAAATCGCCGTTTGCTCATCAATGCACCCGTTCCCGACTCAACCGCTTAACATCATCAAACGCCCTACCGGATTTAATGTCATCGATAGACGCTTGCAAAAAACCCAACATGAACTCCGGCCCTTCAACTTTTAACAATGTCAGTATCATCAACGCGCAAATCATATGTAGATGGTCTTTCATTTCAGCTGGGCCCAGCTGATCTGTAAAAATAGCATCCACCGCCATCTGGCTATACTTAGACAGCTTCGCCATTCACCACCCTCCACGCATCCAGTGCTAACTTATAATCTTCATATTCCAGCACTTCTATCGATTCATTATGTTTGGAGATATGCGTAATAAATGCGCCAGCTGTAGAAAAATAGGGCACTGTAAAAATATACTTTTCATAAATGCCGCGTTTTTTTGCTTCGCGCTTACCCAAAATTTTTTCAAACGTTTTTAATTCTTTTGCCGGCCTACTTATGGTTTTACGACACCAGAACCGCCTAGATATTTCGTTCATTTCACTGACTTTACTTTCATTACCTGACCATTGATATGAACCGTTTATCTCGCCATTTACATAGACGGAAATGTGAAGCTTCATCTTCTCTCTAGATAATATGGCGGTTACTATAAAGCCATCTACCCGCAAATAACACCGTGCACCTATATAAGTGAGTGCATCATTAATCTTAGCCCTATCGGCTTTATTCAAACTCATCTAGCCCTCCTGCCTTCGCGCTCCGCGTTTCGTGTCAATCCGGCAATAATGCCCGTCAACTCGGCATGGCTACAAAACTCGATGGCCTCTTTTTTATACATCCGCTCAGCCATACTCGCAGCATACGCCCAAGGACGACTAGCCTCAGCCAGCAACGCCTCAATCTTACTCAACTTAGCCGCCCGATCCGACTCACTACCCAAGTTGTTAGGCAGCTTACCTGTCTGCTTTTTAGCCTTGGTAAACACCGCACCGGATTTTTCAAGATGGCGTATGACTTTATCTAACCCCTCCGGCGTTAAATCCATACTCGATTTAACACCCCCAAATGTCAGCAACATCGCCCGATACGTTTCTTCATCCATACTCAATTGCTTTTTAGCAATATGAATTTTCCCTAATGCAGAATTACGCCGTTGCTCGTGTTTAATATTCGAATACGTTTTAGGCTGGCTCATGATATAAACTCCCGCTCTTTAGCGTTAATAGCAATCCACATCAAAATAAGCTGAGAGCTATCCATCAATGGAAAGTTTTTTCTAACTTTTTCAACAGCGGGTAGCATCATTTCAAACTCAGCATGGGCCGCGACCAAAGCATAGGCAACCTGGACCACATAGCTATCTTTCATGTTTTGACCAAAATTAAGCTGCACGATATCGGTTAATAATTGCTGTTTCTGGTAATCAGAACAATGCCTGGCATTACCATTTTCTAGTTGCGGATCATCACCGCAACTTGCATTACACTCACAATTTCTCATGATGTACACCCCTATCAGAACTAGCATACAGCTTATTTAAATGGCGCTCCACTGCATCCAAATTTGAACAATACATACCAACTCAGCATCCATCAGCTCCACCCGTTGCAAAACAATCTCGCTATCCATAACCGTACTGTCCAAACCAGCCCGCGCTTTAATCCGCTCAATCCCTTTTTCTTTATTTTTAATTTGTGCCAAAGCCCGCTTTTCTTGCGCACTTTCATACGCGGTAACAGCCCGATACCCTGTCGCCTCAACAAAATTAGCCACACAAATCAATTCACCGCGCAACGTTTTCACCCACACCTGGCTATAATCCATACTGTCATACGCCACCACCACCTTTTCACCCTCGTAGCTGCCCAATTCATGCGCCTTAAACAACATGCCGCCGTATGGCGAAACCATGCCGCGTCTCACGCTGACTTCCACATGCACCCGGAACAAATCGGCTAAAATCGCCTCATCCATCTTCACCGGCTGCCAGCCATTTGCCTTAAATTCATCCAAGCACTCCTGTGGCGTTTGATGTCTAAGCTTGCCGCTTACGGTGTCCCTAACTTTTTTCAAACTACTATGTGGATGGTTATTCCACCGCTGCCGTGTACCCTCCAACCAATCAATGGCCTCCTGATAACTCTTAAACACAACACCACCACCAATCCGTTCAGCCCGTGCATGTAATTTTTCCCGCTCTAACAGCTGGCCCTTATTAGCGGCTTTCACCATCTCAGCCGTTATTTTCTTAACATTCCTCAACGTCAAGCTATCCTGGCCCTTAGCTTGATAGGTCGCCAATGTCCGCGACTGCTTATCCATCCAAGTGTGATAATTCTCAGAAATCCCATTCGCCTGGGCATTTCCAACTGTTACCGGATGCACAATCGTAAAACCCGCCTTATCTGCAATCGACATCACCGGATTACCCACAAATTTCACATTTTTCTTCACGATCTTGGTGCTATCCGTCTGCAAAATACACATCACCCCGTTATCACGAATAGCGTTTTCAATCCCTTTAGCAATCACCTCATAACACTCAGAAAGCCCAATCCCATAAGGTGGCACATAGCGTGTCGCCACGTCGTGAAAATCCCATATTTCATAAGTCACAAACTCACCCGTAATTGGGTGTGGAGCGGTAAAGTGTGTTGTCCAACCATCCGCATGCACTTCATCCCAAGGCATCAACCCCGCAGACGTGCGCGGTTGATAAGCCTGCTTAGCCCGTAACTGCATACCCGTACTTTGCCCCCGGATCACATCCATCCGGCTGTATTTCTCCCGCACCCAGCGCAGCATGGCGTCATAACTCACCTCAGGATGTGCAGCGGTCAACGCTTCATGAATTTGCGTATAACAACGCTTCTGCCGATTAGCATCCAACATCCTCACCAAATCAACATGCCAGCTTTTTAAACTCAAATCCTTAGCCCGTACCTGAGGCAAATACGATCCCGTCTTAGCAAACTTAGCCGCCCATTTATTCACCGTATGTATCGATAAAACCGCCTCGTTTTTAGCCTTACCCGACGCCTTAAACCGACTATTTTCCAAGGCATACACCAAAGTCGAAGGCAAACTCCCAGCCAGATACCCGGTATTCAAATACATAACCGCTTTTAGCTGACTACCCTCAAACGACTCAATAAACCGCATCAAAACCTTAATACATTGCTCAGCAGACCGCTGATCCTGGCTAGCATTCGCACTCATCTCAGCCACGTCAGTATCGGTAAGTGCCAGCTGCTTGCTCTGTGTTAACTCGACAACCGTATTAACAGCCACCGTCTCAACCACCGCCTGCTCAGCAAACCGCTTCACATACAAAGCGTGCTGTACATCCTTAGGCAAATCAGCCAGCGCATATTCACGCAACGACTGCCCGGCTTTAGCCTTTTCAGAAAACTTCCAGCCCTCACGCTCAGCACGCTTCTCAGCACCCCGCTTAGTGATACCAAGCACAGCAGCAATCTCAACAAATGTGGCAGGCGCTTTAACATCCATCACATCTACCCTCTAATACGCTTACAGTAATTTAGCGCCCATTCATTCATAGGCGAAAGCCCACCCTTCGACGTCAAAAGCAAAAGAATTTTTTCAGTACTACCGATCTCTCCCACTGAAAGCTGATCATTTACAGCCCGAGGCTCACTACCTGCCAACGCCTGCACAGCTCTTTTATTACCCCGCATCATTTACTACTCCCTAACAGTTTTTTTACCACTAGCTCCTGGCGCTTCAGCTCAGTTTTCATATTCGCCAGCTTACCCAGCTGTGTCTCCAATACCTCACGTCCAACAGACAACCTAGCACCCCGTAATTCAGCTAACCACTCACACACATCATGCGTCCCTAACGCCACCTCAAGCGCAGGCAAATACTCCAGTGGAAACCGCCACCCCTCACGACTTTCTGCCGTCCATGCATCCAACTGGTGCTTGCTCACTTCATGCCCCAGTAATTCACTCATTCGATAAGCCACTTGCCCCCTGGATAACCGAGAATTTCGCAACTGCTCACTAAGCAATACTCTAAGTGGCAACCCCACATCTAGCGCACCCGGTTTCGGGCAAATAGGGGTAGGAATAGACAGCAAATCCACCCAGTCATTTGTAACTTCATCGCTATGCATTTTCATGATTATTAATAACCTCAAAATTGCCATTGACGGCAGGTGTAATTCGGTTAAGATAGAGACCACGTAGCCCACGCGGTTTAGGCTCTCCGCTATCAAAATAGCGCGTAGGCCAAATCGTCCGTGGATGAATACCCAGCGCATCCGCAATCCGTTTTTCGGCCACCGGATAGCTGCTGGTGAACGCTTTAGATAATGTGCCCTGGCTAGTTAGACCATGCTCTTTAGCCAGAGCAGTTAAAGTCCAACCCGCTTTATGCAGTGCCGCTTTTATATCGGCAGGGTGCCAGTCTGCTATCGGCTCATCAGCCACAGCACTGGCTTTTTTTACGGCGTTTCTGTTCATGCTTTTAACCACTGTTAAAATGTTTAAGTTGTGAATAGTCTAGTATGAATATTCATTCTTGTCAACGCAATTGACACATGAATTTATGTTCGCGCCCTGATAAATATTAGCTTTTAATGATATATAAAAAAAACATTATTAATCATATAGATACATGTGCGCCCTTGTACGCACTTAATTCATGCTTTAGTTCGCAGCTTAGTAGCTGTAGTGCGAACAGGTTTTTATTATGAAAACGAGCGAACGTTTACATGAATTAAGATTGAAACTTAATCTTACTCAGCCACAAATAGCAGAAAAGTTTCATATTTCATTGCCGTCATGGAAAAGCATGGAGAAAGGCCCAAGCGAGCCATCTGCACCTGCATTACGTTGCTTATATGATGGTGGAGTTAATATAATTTGGATTTTGACTGGTGACGGAGAAATGCTGCTCGCTGATCAAGCTAACTCACAAATCGCACCATCCCCAATTGACAAGGAATTGCTGCTTTACGTGATTGAAGGCGTAGAAACCCATTTATCACAAAACAAATTAACCCTAAAGCCAGACCGTAAAGCATTGTTAATACAGTTGATTTATGAATATTGCAGTCTAGACACCGAGGCCAAAAAACCCGCCACGGTAGAAAGATTTCTTAAGCTAGTCGCATGAAAAACATGCAAATAACGGATCAATTCTAAAAGATAAGCAGTAAACATTTAAATTTTTATGCATCGCTAGTACTGTATTAGAGAATACTAATAAATGAAAAATAACAATACAAAACAATAATATGCACGTTTGTTTTTCGTTTGCTACTCAATAGCTTCCCTGCATCGCTACAGTATGGCTAGCGATGCATGAAAACTGGCAACAAACTTAAACTAATAAGGAATTACTTTAACCTTACAATGCCAGCAGCAGCTGAAAAATTTAATATTAATCTTAGAACATGGACGCATCACGAAAGATGCCTAGGTGAGCCTGGTTCAGGTGCTTTATTGTGCTTA